TAGGAGACAGATAAGAAGAATATCTACCAAAGATAGGTCGGCAGATGAGCGCTCAAACTGCCATCCTCGTTCTTGATAAATACTACTGTTGGGTTTTCGCATCTGTTCTGCTCCAACATTGATTGTTTGTATTCAGGGGTGCAGTCGTGACATGGCCCGAGGGCGACTGGAGCTAATCTAGCCGCCTCCAGCCAGTCATCGTACTGCTGCTTGGTGAAACATAGGGGGAACTCCCCAGCAAATTTAGGCTTCTGCAAGGCTCTGCTTCCTCTGATCTTTAGCTGCCGTGATCTTTGAGAGCGCCTCTTGGTCACCGTTGAACTGGCGCACCGCTGCTTGGAACACCACTTGTAGTGCAGGGATAGACGGAGCCGCCAGGATCGCCTCTATCGCCTTTGCTGGGTCTGCCTTCTTAGGCTTACTAGCAGCGTTACCGTCATCGTCTTCAGGGGCGATTCCGCAGGCCGCCATGAGGGAGTAGCGACGAGCGTAGGTCATTGCCGACCCGAACCCCTGGGGATCATGTTTAGCTGCTGGAACGGACAGGATGCCAGAGCTAATAGACTCGCCCGACTCGTGGATAAATACCGTCTCGATGCTGACCCCAGACTCGTTCGGATGCGACTTCTGGATGACTGCGATCCCGTTAGAGTTCAGTGCGTCTATAACCGCTTCAATGACCGCTGAGAGGTCTGCATAGCGAGACTTGAAGTGTGGGTTAGTCGAGGTCTTCAGGGCTGGGCCGAAGGCTTTCTGTGCTTTTACAAAGGCTGCGTAGATGCTCATATCTTCTCCTAGAGGAACATAAACCAAATAAACGAAACAACCCAAATTGGGAATACGATTGCGAAGGCGATTCGCTCTGCTCGGGTCTCACGCATTCCATTCCTCCCGAAAGTGGTAAAGCTCGTCATTGAGGCTGTCAAGGAACCTGTCGAACAGCTTCAGTTGGTACTCGCTGAGTGAGCTAGGTTTGTTGAGGAGTTCTGCCTTGAACTCGATCTGCTTGGCGATCATCCGCAGGTCTGTCTGGACTTGCTCGCAACGCTCCTCCCACTCTCGTTGCTCTTGCTCTGCCTGCTGAACCATGTGACTGTAGTCGTCAATCCAACTGTCTACGATTTCTCTCATCTTCTTCTCCTAATGGTTAAGTGACTTCTCAAAACCCGAAACATCCGTAAACCGCTTAAAATTCATTCCAATGTATGCAAATAGAAGACTAATCTCCCCGTCTTGACCAACACGGAAGCAACGACCCTCTCTGAAAAGAAGCTCTGAAACAGTCCCTTCATCAGCTATGGGGCCAACCTCAACAAAAAAATCAATGTAATTCTGCTCATCTTGTACTTTAGCCGTCTTGATCTCGGCTTTTCTTTCAATATCACGGCAAGGTTTGCTTGCCATTGCTGCCTTAAGTGCCTCTACTACTTGGGTTTGTGCGTTGTTCATCTTCTTCTCCTATGCGGCTTGATTGCCGCCATGAATAGAACTATACAGACTCCAGCATAGAAGTAAACAACTTTTTTTCTTAGGACTAACCCTGTGTTGTATATTTGAGACATGAGTCCAACACAACGCAGTCTTGCGTTCATAAGAGATCAGGGTATGAAGCCTTGGATCGTCGAGTACTGGAACCCGTTTGCTAGGAAGCGTGTAGACCTCTATGGGTGTATTGACATCCTAGCAATTGGCAACGGAGAGACCTGGGCAGTACAGACCACCAGCACAGGCGTAGCCAGTAGGGTGAAGAAGATTCAGGAGAGCGAATACTTCCCCATGATGCTGGAGTCAGGCTGGAGGGTCTTTGTGCATGGCTGGAGCAAGAACACCAAGGGCGAGATGAAACATCGAGTAGTGGAGTTGACAAGCGAAAAAAATGTATAGTAGAGTCGAGACTGTCGTATCCCGCACGACTAAGAGCCTCAAGTTTTGCTCATCTGCCAGTCCGTCATTGGACTGGGCGGGACAGGTGAGCAAACCTTGGGGTTTTTTTATGGCTTATCGGGCCACAAATCCGATACTGGGCGAAGCGCAAGCGCAGTAAAGAAGAAAGCGTGAGGGGGCTAGAGGCCGTGGAATAAGTAGCCACGGAGCCGGAGTCGACATCCGCTATAGCCTGCAAGACCTGGGTTAGGCCAGCTTGCGTACCGTTGTTACGGGATACCCTGCCTACACACTCTGGCAAACGCAAGTTTGCTAGTTGGTCGTTCTATGGTTAATTACAAAAATTGGAGAGAAGATGCAAGACTTTGACGAGTTCTGGAAAGAGTACCCAAGAAAGTGTGCAAAGGGTGATGCAAGAAAAGCATGGCTACAAACAGAGCAACTAAGACCAAGTTTGAATGACTTAATAAAAGCTCTGAAAGTTGCAAAGAGAACAGACCAGTGGAGACAGGACGGAGGGAAGTACATACCTTATCCAGCCACTTGGCTCAGACAAGAAAGATGGGAAGACCAAGAAGTTGAGATTGAAGACGCAGTTGAAGTAAATGGTCAGATAGTCAACTGGTGGGAGTCAGCAACAGGTATTGAGAAGAAGGGTGCTGAGTTGGGACTCAAGCCTGAACAGTTCGCAAGTTTCCCTGACTTCAAAGCAGCAGTGATGCGGCAGAGTATGAGGGCAGCATGAGATACCTATCCGTATGCTCTGGCATTGAAGCAGCAACAGTAGCGTGGCATCACATGGGCTGGAAACCAGTTGGATTCTCAGAAATTGAGAAGTTTCCTAGTCAAGTGCTTGACCATCACTACCCAGAAGTCCCCAAACTCGGGGACATGACTAAATACAAGGAGTGGAACATTGAACACCCAGACCTGCTTGTGGGAGGAACACCCTGCCAGTCTTTCTCAGTCGCTGGACTCAGGAAAGGCATGGACGACCCTCGTGGAAACTTGGCACTCGTCTATCTTGGAATTGCTGACCACTTTCGACCGAAATGGATCGTCTGGGAAAATGTCCCAGGCGTTCTGTCAAGTAACGGAGGACGGGATTTTGGCTCCTTCCTCGGGGCGTTGGCTCAACTCGGGTATGGGTTCGCATATCGAGTGCTGGACGCTCAGTTCTTCGGAGTGGCCCAGCGACGCCGTCGTGTGTTCGTTGTCGGATACCTTGGAGACTGGCGACCTTCCGCAGCGGTTCTTTTTGAGCGCAAAAGCCTGCGCCGGGATACTGCGCCGAGCAGAGAAAAGGGGCAAGACACTTCCCTCTGCCTTACAACAGGCTCTTCTCAGCGTTACGACGCAGAATCAAAAACCATGATTCCGATTGCCTTCCATGCCACACAAGACCCGATTAGCGGCTCTGTAAGCCCTGCGCTTGGGTCGAATATGTATGCGGGAGTAGCGCATATGACTTCTGCTTACGGCATACCAGGCAATTGGATTGGGCGTAAGCCTGATAATGGTGGCAATTCTGTTGAACCAATGCACGATGTTTCGCCGTGCCTGACCAAGACTGATCGGCATGGCGTGGCGCAGCCGATTCCAATTGATTCAATGAATCATCTTGGCAGGGGCGATGACCATTCGTTGGGCGGGTTTGAACCGGGCGCTCCGTCTTACACTTTAACCAAAGGGCATCACCATGCGGTTGCTACAAGCATGGCAGTCCATAGGCTTACGCCAGTCCATTGCGTGGACATGGGTGGCAACAAAGGACTAAATGGCGGCGGCATATTGCGGGAATTTTCGCAACCGCTCGGCACGAATGAACCGCACGCCATTTGCGCAGGCATGGCCGTTCGCCGCCTGACGCCTATTGAATGCGAGCGCTTGCAAGGCTTCCCTGACAACTACACTAACATCCGTGACAACTGCCCTGATGGGCCACGCTACAAGGCTTTAGGCAATAGCATGGCAGTTCCAGTTATGAAATGGATTGGAGAGAGAATTGAAGCACATCCTCACACATGACCGCACGAGGGTCATACAGGCCATCTCAGAGGCTCCTGATGGGCATACAGTAGAGATTAAAGCACCCAGCAGGTCAGACGAGCAGAACAGGCTTTATTGGGCTGAACTGGGTAAGTTAGCGGATAAACACGGACACACACCCTCACTCTGGCATGAGTACTTCAAGAAGCAATTCTTAGGTGAACATACAGTTCAAGTTCATGACGAGGTGATCTGGGTGTCAGCTTCCACCACTAAGCTCACCAAGGCTGAGTTCGCTGAGTATGTCGAGCAGGTCTTTCACTGGATAGCCGAAAATGCTGAATAAACTAAACAAGCGTGAGAAGAACCATCTCCTTCAGATTAAAGAGATGGACTGTGCGGTCTGTGGCGCTACAGGGCCATCAGAGGCACACCACATCCGGCAGCACTACCAGTACCTGTGTATCCCTCTCTGTTCTGACTGCCATCGAGGTTCAGTAAATGGCTGGCATGGTCAGAAGCGAATCTGGGATGTCAAAAAAATGGACGAGCTAGATGCGCTCAACGACACCATCAAAACCCTTCTCTCTTGAACTCCACGCAGAGAATGACGGGCCTGCCAAGGACGCAGTGATGGCATTCATCAAACGAGCCTGGAACCTGGAACCACGAGAGGCAGGGAAGTACGACTGTGACCTCGATGTTTACGAGAAGGGTGCGCTCATAGCCCATGTTGAGGTGGAGAAGCGCAGTCACTGGACGGGAAACTTCCCCTTTGCGACTGTCAATGTGCCTACCAGAAAGCGAAAGTTCTTCCTCCTCGACCTGCCGACCCTGCTCTTTTCTGTAAAGGCAGACTTGACACAAGCCTTGTATACCCGTGGTGATATAATTCTTAATAGCCCAATTGTGGATAACCCGAATCGGTATCTGAAGGAAGAAAAGTTTTACTCAGTACCGCTTCGCTACTGGAAGCTCGTCACCTTATGACCGCCATCGTTATCTGTACACAAAACGCTAAGTGCCTGCCTGTGCTGGCTGCTTCTCTGACCTTCTATGTTCCCTTCGAGGTGGAGGTCTATCTATCAGGCTCTGGCATGATCCTTCCAAGGCATAGAACGATTAACTCCGAGAACACCGCAGGCAACTTCGGTGATGCGTATAACGCTACAGTTAACGAAGCCTTCAAACGGCACTCAGATGTCATCCTCTGCAACGATGATGTGGTGCTAACACCATACACTTGGCAGACGCTTATGGAGGATGTATCGGCCTTCCACGAGGGTCTCGGGTACATGGCTTGTCGTAGTGACTACGCTCGTGGTTTGCAGAATGTCCGTTATCGACATGACGGGGATTCCTTCGCAATGAAACACGCAAGTGAGGAGTGTGTGGTGCGGGTTCCGGTGGTCGCTCCCATATTTGCGTATATACAAAAACAGGCTTGGGTAGACTTCCCTCCTATCAACTGGTACTCAGACGACATCCAGTGCCACGACATAAGCAAGCAGGGATACAAGCACTACATTAGTCGAGCGTATGTCCATCATGTCGGCAGCCAGACTTGTGGGATGGACTATCAGAAGTGTGTGCAGGACGCTAAACCTTGGGTGTTGGCAAACAGACCGGAGTTCTCGCATTGGTTCAAAGACTCCTAAACTGGGCAAGGTGGTGTCGAGGCTGGACTGGGCCACCCCGCCAGACCCAAGCTGCGAGTGCAGAGGGTAACTACATCCCCGAGGCAGGAGAGGTCTGGGAACGGGATGAGGTCGAAATCGAAATAGATGAACTGGATGCAGAAAAGGTCGAGAAAGCCATTACCAGGCTCGGCCCGTGGGCTAGGAAAATCTTGCGGTTCCGCTATGTTGACTTCCCTGACCATGCTGCGTATAGTATTGCTCAGAGACTAAGAATCTCTACTGACCGATTCGAGAGCGAACTGAAGGGACTTATAAGGAGATTGGAATGGATGCTCAACGAACAGAAGCCTGGATTCAGGCGAGACTCGGCAAACTAACTGCCAGTCGGTGTGGAGATGCACTTGCTACAACAAAAACTGGAGAGTCTGCGTACCGCAAGAATCTCCGTCTGCAACTTTTGGCTGAACGCCTTACGGGTGTTCCTACCGTAATCCCTGAGACCCCTGCAATGCGTTGGGGGACTGAACAGGAACCCGTCGCAAAGCTCGCTTTTAGCGAGTTTACCGGCCTCTCTGTCGAGGATGTAGGATTCATCGAACACCCGCTTATAAAGGGTCTAGGAGCATCTCCTGATGGCTTTACGAGCGACGGTGGGCTTATAGAGATCAAGTGCCCACAAGGGCCAAAGCACATCGAGAACTTTCTGTCTGAGAGAGTTCCTTCCGAATATCGACCCCAGTTGTTGTGCCAGATCGCATGCACAGGAAGGTCGTTCGTTCATTGGGTCAGCTTCCACCCGATGTTCCCCAAGGCTTCGCAGATCAAAGTTATACGCTTTGAGCCTACTGAAGAAGAAGTGCGAGAGTTTGAAGTAAAGGTGTACGACTTTCTTGATGAACTTAACGATTGGGAGAAACGCCTTGCAGATTCAAATTGACACCACAGAAGACAACATGGACGAGGTCTTGGAGTACATGAACGGCCCCTTCATGTCAGCAGCTATTGAGAGTTTCCGCAACAATCTTCGGTATATGGAAAAGTCTGACCTGACCGATGACGCAGCCGACCTTCTTGAGAAGGTTCAAGATTTGTTCAATTCTGAATTTGGGGAGTTTTTGAAATGATGGAACTTAAGAAGCAGCACCTGTTTACTATTGACTCTGACGACTGGAGCCCACTTTTCACTCTGCGGGTTCTCGATAACTGGGTCACCATCTTAAAGAACGAAGATGACGAGATGGGCTTTGGGGATGTACAAGAAGCAATCGAGACATTTGAGTTGATTCTGGAAGCCTTAAGGAAAGTGCAAAATGGGAATTAAGTTTGAGGTTATTGCTTCAGGTGAGACCTACACCAACAAGGCTGGCGAGGAAAAGAAGCGCTGGACAAAAATCGGTGTGGTCATGGAGACCAGTAAGGGTCTGTCCTTAAAGATGGAGTCCGTCCCTGTGAACTGGAATGGCTGGGCGATCCTGTCCGAACCTAAACCGAAGGAACCAAAAGGAGGGTTCGATGACTTTGATGACACGCCCTTCTGACATGATTTTCGATGTCGAGTCGTTCCTACAGGCCTGTGGTCACGAACCCAGCCATAAGCACATCTCTCTCTACCACGACCTTGTAAAAGAGGAGATTGGCGAGCTAGAGGATGCTATGGCTGCCTTTAACGCAGCAGAGACCGAAGCAGAACTCATTCAGGCCAAAGCAGATGCTCTCGATGGAATCTGTGACTCAATCTGGGTGTTGATTGGTCTGGCTCAGATGATGGACTTGCCTCTAGAGCGAGGCTGGGATGAGGTGGCTATCTCTAACCTGCGGAAGATTGACGCTGAACTTGGGCGGGTACAGAGGGACGAGAACAACAAAATTCTGAAACCCCCAGGCTGGAGAGCGCCTGACATGGTGAGGATTATCAAGCATGACCCTCGAAAGACTGTTGTCGTATCTGGATCGGAAGCGACCAATATCAACGAATGACATCGCCCATCATTTCCTTGTTAGTCCAGCCCTAGTCAGATTGAGATGCAATTTACTCTTGGAGACTGGGGACTTGGAGATGTCCCAGCAAGGGAAAGTCCGTTTGTGGAGACGCTCACCCGTGAACAGGTCTTTGAACGGGTCAGGCGTGACCACGAATGGAAGATGAACGGCCTAGCAACCCACCTACTCGCTAAGTCTAAAACAAAGCGGGTAGAGTGGTTAGCGGGCTTTCAGAGGAAAAACGGGAAAGAACTTACGGACGATCTGAAGTCAGCGCTTTTACGGCTGCACGAAGCTCGGAAATCGTCTCGTCCCGCCTCTTGAGTTTTGCGAGAAGGCTAGAGGTAACTCCCTCCAAATGAGCGATATAACGATCCTTCTCCACAAAGTCCTGACGCATCATGTTGTATAAACGCTCTTGCATCTCAATGTTCTGCTGAAAGCTCATTTGTGGACTCTCCGAACGGCCTTGAATTGATGACCAATCTTTTCCAGCACTGCGTTCTCGAATTCTACACTATTGTGGAGATGTCTGTGACAGTTGCTGCACAACACTATGCACTTTTGTATCTCCTTCCATAGAATGCGCCAGGCATCATTAGCCGCCAGTTTGTGAACCTTTCTGTTCTCCTTAGACTTTTCAACATGGTGGAAGTCTAGAGCCGCTGGGTGGTCGTTATATCCACAGAAGACACAACTAAGCGTTTTTTTGTACGCAGCCCACTTCTCTTTGTTTCTGAGTTTGACGGGTTTTGTTTTTTCGATGATGGTTTCTTTGTTAGCCTCGTAGTGTCGCTTTGAATACGCCCGTTGTTTTAGTCTTCTTGTCTCTGGGTCTTTATACGGCATCAGAACTCCAAATGATCCCAGCCCATCGTGTTTGCAACCATGTGAGCTAGTTCCTCAAACTCTGGGCCATGCTTATCCCAGACCGGTGACTTATCTTTATAGAGCTTCAGGTGGACTATCTCATGCGCCATCGTCTTTAAGGCGGTATCGAGGTGGGCGATTTTCTTGGAGGAGAGTCGGATGGTGTGCGGATCAGGAGAGTAGTCACCGTACATGGTGGCATCTCTGACTATACCGAAGTTGACATGCTGAGAGGGAGGTAAACGCCAGCCTTTAATGGGAGGGAGTTGAATCAGAAACTCATACATCACTCGGCAAGCGTCGATTGTCAGGCGCATACCGGACTTATACCTACTCTTTGTTATCGAGAGGTTTCAGTTTGAAGATACTTCTGAATGTATGCGTCTCGACGATCCGAATACCCGTCCACACAATCGTAAACAGTGCGGCTACGGCAGGGAGAATGTCGGCTAGGGTTCCTACAACCGTCACCACTGAAATAGCATCAAGAGCGTGCTTAGTTGCTTCCGTTGTCATACATCACCTTTTCTGCTTTGCGCCTCTTTACAAGGCCAGGAAGTTTTACACCACGGGCAAAAACCCATTTTAGGAATTCATCGGATGCGGTAGGGTCGCCCCGATTAGCTTTGCGCCTGAGTGTGCTTATCTCTAAGTTCCCTGCGCCACAGTTAAAAGTAAAGTCTGCAATAGCAGCCAGTTGATAAGGCGATTCTACATTAGGACATAGACGAAGGGTAGCCCTAACTGCTTTACGCATGTCCTGCTGAAGCCATTCTTCAGCCGTATGCTCATCAATGTCAGGCCACTTGTCCAGAGGCTCCCAAGGAGTCCTAGAGAGCAGTCTTCCATAACCCTGAGTCGGATACCCTACAGGGTCATGGTAAGCCTTTAGGACAAGCCCCTCGAAGGGTTTGGCGACCTCCGAGGCAAGTTGCAAAATCTCATCCATTTGCTTTTGCGGTATTGGTAGAACCACCTAAGACTGCCTTGGCTGCACGTTGACCAAAGAAAAAACCTAGAACCATAAGCAACACCGCCCAGTCGTTCTCAGTCCACGTTGCGTTAATTGCCTGGACGGTATCTAACTGAGCCTTGGCAATCTCAAAGACACTCCACTTGTAGACCATGTAGAACCCGAAAGCACAGTAGGCAATGGTTGGGCGTACAAGACCATTCACGATGTCCAGAAAGCAGTAGCCATAAAACGCTGGGGTCACGAGCCACTTCCCCCAGTTAGATGCAGCCCACTTGTCCGCAGCGTCAATAAGTTGGACTCCAAAAGAAGCCTGTGGCTTGTGAAGAACCTTAGCCTCCTCGATGTCTGCACGAGCGTTAAGCTCCTCCATCCTCCAGGTGTGTTCAAACTGCATGTGCTTGAGACGCAGCTCCATGAGCGCTAACTCATGCTTTCTGTCGCCCCAGTCACGAAAGACCGTAAGAAGGCTAGGGAGGAGTGGGCCAACAATTCCGGTTAGGAACGACATCAAGAGTGTGAGCATTAAATACCTCTGTTTTGGATTACATGTACGGTGAACCAGATCACGACAGAGCAGGCCAGAATGCCGCCTATTACCGCAGCCACAGTGATGAGCGCCTGCTTGTCTGCCTCTTTCCTTGCTGCTTCTTCTAGCTCGATGCGTTTAGCCTCTGCGTCTCGCTTGCGCTTGGCCTCTGCCTGAAACATCAACCAGTCATCCCAAAGCCCAGGTCGGCCTTGGTAGATCATCATCTGCTTTAATTCTTCCTGCTGTTGCTTTAACTGCTCCAGCGCAAAGAACTCTTCCAAGTCGCTGCGCTGGTCGTACGGTTTTTCTTCTACTTTCTTCTGGAGGGAAGACTTCGCATCAAACCACTCTGCGATCGCCTTCCCTGCCTGCATGAGTTCGCCAGAATTGTTAATGGCCTCCTTAATGACTGCAAAGGCGGCATTAGCAGCGGCAAGCTCTACTAGCATTATGCAGTCCAGCCAGAAGCAAGATCTTTAGCAATCTGACGAAAAGCCTGATAAGCAGCGTATTCTTCTGGCTTACTATCCTTGTTGTTAATAGTTGCAATTTCAGCGCCAACCGTGTACTGGCTTGCAATAATTTTTTCAATCATCTGGTCACGAGAGTCTGATACTAGACACACAGCCTCATCTGCCATCCATTGAACTTCAGGCCCATCCATGCCTTCACGAGTAAACTGCTCAATGTTCCAATGGATGCGGACTTCTCGACCACTAACCTCATAAACCTGAAACTCACGACCAGCAAATACTTTCATATTGCACCTCTAAGTTGATGTGGATAAAACCGCACAAGTTTTGCAACACATTTGCGCCATAACAATTTTGCGCTTGCCCTCTTGACCCACCCCTTGTAAGCCATAAGAGAACTTAAAAACATTACAGAATTGCTTGCACAAACAATTTTTGTTAACGCTTTGCACTTTGCAGCGAACCTTCTTGCAATGCTACTTCTCAACCTTGTATGCGATGGACGGAATACATAACCAACAAAATCAACGCCAGACTTGTTTACATCATAAATGTTCCAACTTGGCTTAATTTGCAACTTTAATAAACTAAGTTTGAACTCCATAACTTTTTTTATCTGCACTAATTCAGTAGGTGAGTCTCCAAACACAACAATGTCATCGCAATACCGAAAATATCCTCTTGGCTTAACAGTCTGCTTCATCCACCAGTCAAACTCATTAAGATACAAGTTACCTAAGTGTTGACTGGTGTAGTTCCCAATCGGCAGCCCTTGCATGCTATCAATTATGTCGTCTAACAACCACAAGGTGTCTTTGCACTTAATCTTCTTGCGGACACATTGCTTCAATATTTTATTGTCAACAGAAGGGTAATACTTTTTAACATCTATTTTTAATGCATAAGCCGGACAATTTTCAGACCTTACAAGTTTTTTAATCCTCTTTGCCGCATCTGATGTTCCACGACCTGTAATAGACTGAAAAGTGTCACGAATAAAAGACTTAGTAAATATGTCTCCAACCACATTTAACAAGGCGTGCTGCACTATCCTGTCTGGATAGTAAGGTAGTTTGTAAATTGTCCGCATCTTTCTGCCATCAAACCTATCTTCTATCTCATACGGACTGGTTGTAAAAGTTTTGTTGATTAAAGACTTTTGAATTTGTTTACAATACTTTTCGATGTCTGCATCAACCATCTTGACTTCTGTGTAATAAGACTTTCCCTTTCGTGCTTGTTGATGGGCAAATTTTATATTGTCCAAATCAACAATTGCCTTCCATAGGTCACCATGCCTTTTCATCGCTGGTGTTCTCCCAGTTCTTCGGTTTCCCTACCAAACTGCATTGGATAGACATATTTTCCCACAAAGGGAAGGGGTTGGTTTGGCATTACTACTTACAGCGAGGTGAGTGCCAATATTACGATTAGAATTCGACGCATCATTATTCGCATTCACATTGAAAGTGCCTGCATTAGCCCCATTATTCGCATTACTGCTGACATGGATGACCTGATACATCAAAACCAACCCCCTTACTACACAAGTGTGGTGCTACGCACCATTAAAAAGCGAGGCGAGCGCCAATCACACGAATAGAAACCGACGCATCATCATTCGCAAACACAACGAAAGCGCCCGCAATAGCCCCAAGATTCGCACCACCGCCGACACGGACGACCCGATCTGCCGATGTTGTCCCGTACCAATAATCTGTCAAGTATGTAGAAGAAGACCCGCCAGAGACACTAGTAGCGATAAAGTAGTTATCAATCGCAGCAATGGCGCTGACATAATTGGATGTTGTTGGTGCGCTAGAAGTAATAAGCTGCATGCCAGTAGAGTCACTATCACTAAACTCTGCGCTATCGTTGCTGACATGAACATTTCCGTTAGAGATGTCGTTTACAAGGATTCCATCCGCCCAATTCCAACAGTTGCCGTAGAAGTTTTCAATCCCACGATACGACATGAATGACGTTCCCGGCTTCGCACTAACACCAGCGCCACTTGATGTATCTGTTGAAGCATTTCCTAAAGAATTTGATGCTCCCGCTACGGTATGAGGCGAGTCATTTTGATTAGAACTAGAAGACAAATAACTTCCATTTGTATTTCCAGCCCCTAAAATGTTTTGCGAATAGAAAGACTGGTTTTCAATTAAATACAACAACTGAACAGCAGAGAACAGAGCAAAATCTAACTGTCTCCATCCAGTACCACGATTAGACGCAAGAGTCCGGCACTCAGCACGAGTCACACCGACAATGGGATACACACCAGATACAGACGAGAGTTTGTCCGCAGCAAGATCAAGGCTTGAAGTTAAGTCGTCAAGATTTAGCCCGCTCTTATAAGTGCTATCCGTTGCATCTAAGTAGCAAGCATCATAGGCAGAAATGTACCGAAACGGCACAACCTTTTTGTCTTTGATAAACGCTGGGTGCAGTTCAAACCCAGCTAACGGGACATCTGCAATGCTCCACGTGGTTACTGTTCCAGCAACAGAGCGTTTTACATAAAATGCCGGAATCTCAACCATCACCATTCCATCTGCGCCAGTTAATACAGATGCAGTTCCGTCCTCTTTATATGCGCTATCAGATGGGTCTAGGTAATAATTAACAGTTCCATTGTCAGCAAGCAAGCAACGACGCATGCGACGGTGAATGTTTGTAACAACAGGAGCGCCTCCACCATAAGGGTTGGTGCTAGAAGCTGCAGGTGTTGATGTATTGCTATCCCACGAAAAAGACGAAATGCTAGAAATAGTTTGGGCATAAATTGCGTTTGCTGTAACTGTGTTGTCTTTGAGCAAAACACTATCAATGGTTACGCCAGCAGCAGAAGTCTTTTCTGAGATTACATCTGTAGAAACGGAAGTGTTAGCAGTAATGGTCGTGCCAGTAATTGCAGCAGCACTTGAACCGCCAATGGTAGTCCCGTCAATGGCTCCTGAATCAATATCAACCTTACTGATGTTGACTTCACCAGTACCGTTAGGCGTTAGGTCAATGTTGCCGTTGGAGTTTGTAGAGGTGAGTGCATTACCATCTAGTCGGAGGTTATCTGCATTTACCTGCGTAAACGAACCCACCGCAGGAGTAGCGCCACCGATAGTAGTGTTATCAATCGTGCCACCGTTAATGTCCGTCGTAGTCAGCACAGAAGACCCAAGTGTGACTACCCCAGTCGAATCAGCAATAGAACCAGCAGCCGTACCGTCCTTGGCCTTGATGTTCGTGACTTCAAGATTGGTCGTGTCTACGGTTGTAGAGTTGACCGTCGTAGCAGTTGCGGTCGTAAACGTACCAGCAGCCGCAGAAGCAGCGCCAATAGTCGCACCGTCAATTGCACCACCATTGATGTCTACCGCAGT